GGTACGTTCTTTATAAAGTTTAAAGACTCACACGGAACTTACTCTGTAAATGCGGCGACTGTTGTTAGTAACTTTGTAGACGACTCTTTCAATCAGGTTGAGCAAACGGATGAACATACTCCGGGTTATTTAGGTACGAAGACTAATTGTTCTGTTATAGGTGGAAACCTAGAGCTTTCATCTGGACAAACCGAAATGACTTATATTTACAACGGTTATGTAGACTTAGGTGAAGTTGAGACAGTTAGAGTTTCTCCTACAATAGAGGCGGCGGTTACTACCCGTGGCGTTGATGTAGAAGATTATGTTCTAGTTTCAACACAAGCAAGCTTTGCAGGACCTGTTCAGCAAGCGGCACTTCGTGTGTTAGTATCTACAACACAAGACAACCCTGCTGGTTCTCCTACTTGGTCAACTTATGAGTTGCTTACTGTTGGTAGTTTTACTTGTCGTGGACTAAGGTTCAAATTTATAGGTACAGCTCAAGACACTAACACGTCTATTGTTATAAGCCAATTAGGTATTCTTCTTGATAAGAAGGATGTTGTTAAAACAGGGTCTGAAGTAAGTTCTACTTCTGGGGATACTACAGTGACTTTCACAACACCTTTCTATGGTGGCATTGGAGGAACTAGTAACCCGACTATCGGAACCAACACTATCGGCGGTTCTACAGGAGATGAGCTTTTCATCATATCAAGAAACAAGAATGGGTTTGTATACTCAATTTACAATAGCGGTAGTCGTGTCCAACGCACCGTTGATTGGCAAGCAATTGGACAATAAGGAGTATTTAAATGTCAACAACAACTAGAAGTATAACTGCTGTCCAATCAGGTACAGCTTACACCGCTGATTTAAACGACGCAATGGCGGCATTAGACACTTGCCACTCAGGTTCCTCTGCACCAACAGACGAGGTCCTTGATGGTAAGTTTTGGTTAGACACATCTGGCTCAAATCCTTTGTTAAAGGTTTATAGAAGCGGATGGAAGACCTTGTTTACGCTTAAAGTAAGTAGCGTAGACATGTCAGCGGGAATCGTAACAGGTAACACTCTTGTAGCAACAACTTCTGTAACAGCGGCTTCTGCCCAGATTAACGGAAATTTGACTTCTACAGGTATAATTCAAGCAGTGGATGTAAACACAACATCAGATGGTCGTCTAAAGGATGATATCAGAACGTTGGAGTCTGCATTAGATAAAGTTATAAGCCTTCGGGGTGTTAGCTATACTATGCAGGGCGTTAAGAAGATTGGTTTAATTGCGCAGGAACTAGAAGTAATTGTTCCTGAAGTAGTTTCCACTAGTACTGAAGACGGTTACAAGTCAGTGTCTTATGGCAACATAGTAGGTCTATTAGTAGAAGCTGTTAAAGAGCAACAGAAACAGATAGACGAGTTAAAAACATTATTGGAGAAATAAATGAGTGCGATAATTACCGTACTTGCGCCCATCATAGGGGATTTGGTTAAACGCCTTATCCCCGATGGCGACAAGTCAGAGGAAGTAGAAAAAGAGATAAAGTTAGCGTTACTAGAGAACTCAGAAAGTCTAGAAGCGCTAAGTGGTGAGATTGTTCTAGCAGAGGCTAAATCAAGCAACTGGATAACAGCGGCGTGGAGACCTCTATTGATGATGGTTATAATTGCCATTGTTGCCTTGAACTATTTATTCTTTCCCGTGGTTAATATGCTTACAGGCTCTGTCTTCTTGATAGAGTTACCTAAAGAACTTTGGAACCTATTACAAATTGGTGTAGGTGGTTATGTGGTTGGTCGTTCAGGCGAGAAGATAGCAGACAGGTTGAAGCAATGATTTTTGGAAAAATGAAATTAGGAAGTATGTTTAATAAGAGCGGTTACAAGTTTGGTGGAAGCTCAGAGATGAAGCTAGAGGGCGTAGACCCTGCTTTGATAGCGGTTACAAGACGTGCACTTGAGTTAAGTGTAATGGACTTTGGAATCACTTGTGGTCTCCGAACTCAGCATGAACAGAACCAATTAGTTATACAAGGAAAATCACAGATACGTCACTCTCGTCATCAAGACGGTATGGCTGTAGATATTGTGGTATATAAGGACGGTAAAGTAACTTGGGAATTAGCTCACTACATCGTTGTAGCTGAAGCCTTTGCTAAGGCCGCTAAAGAACTAAAGACACCCCTTCGTTGGGGCGGGGCATGGTCACATGACCTTGACAAGAACAAAGCTTTGAAGGCACACAATGCCTATGTCAAGCTGAGAAAGAGTCAAAATAGGAAACCATTCATTGACGGTCCTCACTTCGAGATACCTAAGTAATAAATGGGGTCCCCTTATGATAAGAAATTTGGGACAGACTCTCAAGGTCTGACGGTCTCAAGGTGGGAGGTGTGTAAAAGCTCCTCCTGCTACCTATTTACTAAGGAAGAAAAATAGGGTCCCCTTATGACCCCCGACCCCCCTTTAATTATACTTTAAATATTACTTTAGGTATCTTCAAAGATGTAACATGATTGTGTTTTATCTTTAAATATACTTAACTAACAACAACAACAGAAGGGCTTTAGTGCCCATTAATCTAACTTAATGAGGTAACAAATATGGCTCTAATAAAGACAGCCGCTAATACGCAAAAGCGTGGAGTAGAGACTCCTAGTGCATCTTACTTATCACTAAAACCACTATGGAAGAAGGCTCGTGCTGTACTCCAAGGTGAAGCCCATGCTAAGGCACATGATGAATACATCGAGCATGATTATAGTAATTTATTACTCCCGTTCTCACCTAGCATGTCACAAGCACAATACGACTTCTACAAATCAGAAGGTGAACTACCAGGCTTGACTACTCAGTATGCTCGTGTTTTGATTAGTGCATTACTACGTAAACCCTCTTCACTCACATTACCTGAAGAAATTCTTGGTAACGAAGTTAATGCAGAGGCTTATAACTGGATTACAAAGGACATCACACTTGATGGTGCTTCATTATTCAACTTTCTAGATGCCGCTATATGGGAAGAACTACAAACTTCTCGTGCATGGGTTTATATTGACAGACCAATGGTCTCTGATTCTGAATTAGAAATGATGGATGTAGAAGAAAGAGCAATGATTTCTCCTTACCCTGTTTTGATTAAAGCAGAGAATGTTATTAACGTTCAGGTAAAGACACACCCTATCACTCGTGTAAAGGCTCTTAGCCGCTGGACAACTAGGTACATAACCGAGGTGTATACAAAAGAAAACCCTTGGCATCCTAGCTATGTGGACACTGTGTGTGACCATTACTTAGACGAAGAAGGATATTTGGTCCTAGACTATTATCGTAAAGAGTCTGGCTCACACCAAGTTAACGCATTGAATGGCAACATTGAACAAGAGTATGAAGACTCTGCTGATGGTGGTTTCCGTTTATACGACACTGTTTACCCAATGAAGTTTGGCGAGAGACTTAAGAGGATTCCTGCTTGGCCTTTAAATGGTCAGATTGAACCAATAGAGCCCGTGCTTATGCCGTTGATTGACCGTGAAGTCGCATTATACAATAAAGTATCTCGTCGTAACCACCTACTTATGGGTGCCGCTACTTATACACCTGTTGTACAATCAGATATGACTGACGAGGAATTCGATGATTTAGTTAATGCAGGTCTAGGTACATGGTTAAGAGTTCGTAAAGATGAGTCTATCACTGTATTAGAAACACCAACAGGTGCTTTAGCTGATATGGATAGAGCGATACAATCTACTGTCGAAGAGATGGCTAAGATGGGTATCCGCATGTTGTCTCCAGAGCAAGCCGCTTCAGGTGTTGCTTTAGAAATACGTAATGCTTCTCAGACTGCACAACTAGGAACTATGAACGCTAAGATATCAGGTACTATGCAGGAAATACTAGCATTTATGATTAACTGGAAATACGACACAGAACTAACTGGTAATGATGTTGAATTCCAATTGTCTTCTGACTTTGCCGCTACTGTCGGTGGAGAAGGTGCTATGCGTCTTGTTTCTGAATGGTATCAGGGTGGAATCATCTCCCGTGAGACTTTCGTTAACATCGCTAAGTATAACGACTTCCTGCCTGCTGATTATAATGATGAAGAGGCTATTGCCGCTATTCAAGTTGACCCTTTGGTTAACACTACAGCAGACTCAGAAATAACTCTAGAAGAAGAGTAATACTATTAGAGGTCATCCCTACGGGGGTGGCCACGCCAACTCCAAGAAAAGGAGTACATCCACACTCACGAATTAAGTAATGAGGAGATTACTATGAACATCAATGAAAAGATATTTGACCGAACTGTTGACCATATGGGTGACGTAAGGTTATACGAGAATGGTGTACAAATAAAGAATCGTACAATCATTAAGAAACACAGAGATAACTTGAGAGACCTTTTAAAAGGGGATATCCGAACAGACGTGAAACCAGAAGTAACTCGCTTCGGAAAAGAACTACTAGGCCATAACAAGACAAGCCTAGCCGAGTTCTCCAACTCACAGAAAGTCTTTCACAAGAACAACCTTGATGCTGAAATCAAGAAGTTCTACAGAACACAAAAGCCTAGCAGTAAAGCATTGCTGGCTGAGATTACAGGACCACAGATTAAAGGTGTTAAAACACTATCTAAGAACATGAGCAACATTAGTGCTGGTGAACTGGTTCGTATTCAATCAAAAGTAAAAGGTGGTTTAGCTAAAGGTTTAACTCAGACTGAGATTATCAATGACGTTTTAAAGACGACCAAGATAACAGAGTACCAAGCTAAGACATTAACAAGAACATCTATAACCGCAACTCAGACAAATGCTCTGAATCAGGTAATGGAAGCTAACAGAGAAGTAATGCAAGGCTACATGTTCACTGCCATACTAGATGGTAGAACAAGCCAGATATGTGCATTTCACAATGGCAGAGTATATGATATAGAAGATAGAAGCTATCAACCGCCGTTACATTGGAACTGTCGTTCTACTATGGTTCCTGTTGTAAAGTCTAAAGGAGACTTACTAGCAGTAAACTCTAAGAACATGAAACTTAGAAACTTAAAGAATATTAGCGCAACCCAATTAACAGGTGAGCCTAGTAAGATTAAAAGCTTTTCTAAGTGGTTAAGACGACAAGGTACTAACGTACAAGTTAAAATGCTTGGTGGTGAACAGCAGGCTAGACTATTTCAACAAGGTAAAATACAGGCAAAAGACTTTGTATCGCCTCTAGGTAAAGCCTTAAGTATTAGTGGATTAATGCGTAGAGCCAATCAGACAGTCAAGAGACCTTCTGCACAAAACGAAAGTAATGTAGATTTAGATTTCTTTACTCCAGATGAGCTTATGGCATCTAAGTCAGGTAAGGCCGCACTCAAAGCACACTTTAAGAATGACGTACAAGATAACTCTCAGGCATTAGCCTTAACTGATTTTAAAGGGAACTCCTTATCTCAGAAGCAGGCAAGCCGTAGGTCTTTCAAGAGTAATCGTGAAGGTTCAGTAATGAACGCTGAAGGTGCTGATTATACAAGTGGTGCCGGAAGACATCTACAAGTACAAGAACCTGAGATTTTATTAGAGCGTATAAAGCGTGTAAATGACAGTATAGTGTTAGAGGACAGACAGAAAAAATGGATAACTAGTTTCGTGAATGATTTAAGCAGAGATGTTTCGATTAACCAACGTGCTGTTATTACTGATGTATTACGTCAGACATTTGTTCGATTCAATAACACTGGTGAAGTGTGGGGAAAGCCTACTTCTGTTATGCGTAAGTTTACTATTAACGCTGTACAAGACTTAGGTACTCTGATGTTTAACCGTTCAAGTGACCGAGGTAAACTATTTGGTTCTTTGACTACCAAGCTTGCAGATGACCCTGACGTGTTTATATTTAATAAGAAATATTCTATGTCAGAAATCATTGACTCTCAGATTGCAGACAATCGCTATATAGATTTATGGCGTGGTACTGAAGGTGCAAAACTAGCTAGGAAGGCTTACTTCAACATTAAGGCACCCCTTGCCGCCTATACACAACCTATTATTAAACGTTATCCAACTCGTGAGGCAATCGTAAGAAACCTTCTCGATAGGATTCCCGGTTACAAAGCCAAGAAGAAACTTGAGGCACTCTTTAAGAGGAAGCCACCAACGGATACTTGGATACAAACACAGATTAACAACTTGAGTTTCAAAGCTCGTAGGTTTTTAGACTTAGAGTTTTTACATGTTCGTAAGAAAGCTAAGGCCTTAGATAACATAAAAGAGAAGACTATTAGTGCTACTGCTAAAGCTATTGAAGCTATCGCTGTTGCTGATGGTGCTGACTACGATATGTTAGCTATTAAGATTGGTCAGATATTTGATGATGAATTAGGTGCTTTAAACCCTCTTCGTTCTAAATCGCTTAAAGACTTCCACAAGGAC